TCTTTTTGTGTATATTTCTTTCATATTGTTCAAATTGTCTTTGGTCCTTTGTAAGATTGATATAGTTCGTTCTTACATTGTTTGTAGTTATATTCTATTGTGACCTCTCATGTGGCCATGCCCTTTAGCAAAATTTTTTTTCTAAACTCGCAATAATCGTTGAGTATGCTCAATGTTTTGTTCATTAAAAGAAACCCTTAAAGAAACTCTTAGCACTTGCAAGGTTCTGTTTAAACGATACCATTGAGGCTTGCACAAACTTATTGACATTCCCTTGTATTCTACTTCGTATTCTGTCTGCACCCATAGGATTTAGACTGCCACCTGTAATACCTGATAGATTGATACCACCTAATGCTAACTTGGCCTTTTCTGCGATTTTCTCAACTACTGTTTTTCTTGTTAATATGGCATTGTTGATTTTTGCAAGGTTTTTGTTCGCTAAAACCCTATTAGAAGTACTATTTAAAACGGCATTAATAGACTTATTAGCGGCATCCTTCACGTTCAAGTCACTTGTATTCAAATCTACGCCTAACTGCGTAGCGATGTCTTCTACGGTACTTATCTGTGGTGACGGTATCTTTAAGTTCTTATTTTTCAATGGGACTAGTGTTGTTATGTCTATACCTGACCCTATTACGTCAATAGGTTTTGATCTAAAGTGTGCTTTTGCTTTAAATGTATCAGCGTTAGGCAGATCAGTAGCAAATACGTTACGTACTACGGTCATTGATGTAGTGTGCTTTTGTTCTATAAAATCTATTTGATGGTGTAGTGATTGTATTAAATAACGACCTGTTAATAATTGATCAATCACATCATCTTTTTCAACACGGCTCTCATCATTGCCTTGTTCTGTAGCAGCAAATGATGGTACATCACACCATACTAAATCACCTACGTTATATGTAAAGTTACCAGGTACGTCAATCTCAATAGAGAAGTAATCTCTACTTGCACTTGATAATGCCTGTTTTGCTGTTGCTCTTACATCAAATCCTATACCTTCACTATTTCGTCTATGATTCCATTTAGTACTAGGTTCTACAATTATACGTGAAAAATAATCGTCCATATACTTACGATTATCAGCATTTGTTGACTTACTTAATTTACTGGCATGTAATCTGTTAATCTGTTTCTTATTCGTTGATCCATATGACTTATCATCTACGGTGTAATCATCATCAAAGTCAGCAGGACCAGGTGGCATAACGCCTTGATATTTGTTACCAGCACCTGTTGGTGCGTCTATGTGTAATGCCTGTTCATAATAGTTTGTATATGATAGTTTTGATTTAACAAACTTCTTATCAATAAGGTCGTGGGCATAGGTCATACTACCAAACATACCACTTCTTGTATTTGCTAATGTGTTATATGAAGCGTCAAATGAAAATGAATACGGTTTAGTTACAACTGACTCTGCCTCACCATCGGGTGGACCAAAGTTAGGATTAAATGCTGACAATAGGTCTATAAAGGCAACAAATGGTCTGTTTCGTGTTGTATCTGCACCTTCTCTAAATAAACTTTCTAAACATCTAAAATGAAAACCTCTATTGTTTTCATAAAACATATAATGTGGTGTTTTAAAATTAACTGGCTCTGCTAGGTCTGTCATCATTCTTACACCATCTATAGGTCGTACATTTGGGAATGTGTATTTGTAATTACCTAACGTTGGGTCAATGAATAGGTCTTTTTTAGTGTTAAGTAAATCTTTATCTGACTTAACTAACTTGTCAACCATTTCTGCATATGAACCTTCTAATGATTTTGATACACGTACTCTTTCGTTACGTACTGATTCTATTGATGTAAAGAATAAAGCAATTGCTTGTACGTTTTGCTGTGTCTTAACCGATCTCTTTTCATACACTTTAAATCTATGATTAGTAGCATTAAGTTCTTCATCGCCTTCACCTTCAATTGGGTTTCTAAACTTAAATTCTAAATGCTCGTTACCAATGATAGGTAATGATTTAGAAATACCCATTGTGTCAAAAAATAAAATGTTACCTGATAAAAATGCTGAGTCTAATGATTGATATACGTTGACAACTGAAGTAAGACCTGATATGTCAAATTGCACACCACCATAACTATATAAGATTATCTCACTTGCTCTAAAATCGCCAGGATATCTGTTGTTTAAATCATCATATTTTGGTGCGCTTTTATCCATGTTACGCTCCTATCAATGTTCTAAATTCTTCCGTAATTAGTTCTAAAAATTCAGGTCTGATTAATTTGATCCTTGATTTCTTTGCCTGCAACCTAGATTCATAATCATAGTTTGTTACACTTGTTGCACCTGACACGGTGCTGTTTACTTGTATTTTGTGTGAGTCGTCAAATGATGATGTGGCACCACTTGATTGAGCAACTTCATAATGATGTATACCATTAACGTCACTATACTTATCGTTTATATACGCTTCAAATTGTACACTTGACATCGGCCAGTCATAAAATCTATCTTTTACATTGTTGAATAGTAAAATGATCCAATAGTATTTCTGATCACCATAATACTGCTCTGATACTGACTCTGGTGTGTCTTCGCCTTGTACATCATATAGGTCAAATAAGGCAGCACTTTCTTTTAATCCTTCTTTTATCTGTACTCGTCTTAAAAGGTTTGTTACTAACTTGAAATTACCTTCGCCTGCAGCGTCATAATAAATTTTAGGAAAGGCACTAAAATATGATGGCATTAGTCTGCTTCTCCATGTTCTTGGTTCTGAGCACTAGTTCTTAAATCGTTATATCTCGTTCTCTCCATTAGTTCTAGTTCTCTAAACGTTAATGTTGCGTCTATTGATACAGGATCACCACTAGGGTGTGTTGAAAACTTATCTGAACCATAATCTATATCAACACCTGTACATGCACACAAACCTATCTGATCTAGGTATGGGTTAATTTTAGTACCTTTCATAAATCTAATTACAAATTCATGTGGTACTTGATATGCAGCGATTGATGTACCTGCACCATATCTCTTTGGTAACATTGCGTCTTTGATAGCATGTAGTAAACCATTTACTACATCTGACTCATCTCTATTTCTAGGCGTAAATTTAAATGTAAAACTAAACGTTCTATAATCTATACCATTAAATATCATTTCTGTCATGGCTGCTGGTGCTATACCAGTTCTACGTTGTACAGCAGCACCTACACCTGCACCTAAACCACCAGTAGCAAATGAACCTAAACCTGTAACTAACTTACCGACTTGAGCACCAACCGCACCTAAATCAGCACCGAAAAAAGTGTTACTGTTCATTGCATCCCTTAACTTTGCAAGAGAACCTAAACCACCACCTATTTCTTCAGCACCATAATCTGCCTGTAAATTAAATTTAAGTGTTTGTGGCATGTAAATAGCAATTGTATTTTTTACATTTCTTTGAGAACCTTTACCTGTAGGTATACCTAAAAGGCCTGAAGTAGTACCTTCACTAAAAAATCTATTTGCACCATATACAATTTGATTTAAATTGTCTTCTCTCTTTGTAATTTGTGTATTATTAACTGCTGTATTATCTCCACTGCCTTTCGGTACTCTTTCTATAATATCAAATAAAATGTAATGCTCTTGGTCTTTTAAATCTGTTGTAGGATATACGAATACTTTATTGCTTTCTGTTTTACTAAAATTAGAATAATCTACACCTGTAGGATTATAATTGATAACACCTTTTTTACTTGCAATAGTTTTAAAATTAGGTACAGTTGCACCTTGTAAAACCTTTTGAGGATTACTTAAACCTTTAATTATGTTACCTATTACTTTAAACGCTTTCATATTAATATTTATCTACCTACCTAATAATTGTCTGGATAGTGTGTATTTTTAGACCCTATTGATGTTGACCCAAATTCTGTTTTATTTTGTGTATTTGAAGCGTCAACATTGTTTTGATTATTGACTACTGTATTACCACTATTTGTACTATTGTTTATTATTTGTGAACCTTTTTCTACACCGTCTGCCGTTATTGTATTAGCAGTTTCAATCTTCTGGCCAGTACCATATTCTCCTTCAGCCTGTATTATCTTTTCATTCATAGGTTTTGCCTGATCTAGTGAATATTGATTTGATATTGTCTTGTAATCAGCATCGGACTTCATTCTATTTTTTTCTCCTCCTAAAAAATCAAAAACATATCCTTCAAATCTTAATTTTCTTTTTATACCTGCGTCTTCTTTTGCCTTTTTATAATCTTCAAAGGTCATTTGTGCTGGTAATTTACCCTCTTTTATACCCCTATCATACTCATCCTCTAATTGTGAGTCTTTTCTAGCAGCGGTATATGAACCATCAATTGCGTCAATGCTACCTTCAAAGTTTGATGGGCTACCCAAATCCGCACTATCTGCTTTGATATTTGCTTCTTCTTTAGGACCAACATTTGACATACCTATTTTTTCAATCACTTTAGCAATACCAATACCAGCAACTGCTGCGGCTGCAAATAAACCTGCTGTAACTGACATAGCACCTAAATTTTTAACAAGTGTTCCTACTTTTCCTGCCTTAACAAAGTCATATAATTTTTTCATACCTAAAACTTCTAGTATGCTAAAACCATCTTTATCATCAATACCTGCTAATTTTTTGTTTCTAGCACCTAATAGTTCGTTTGTTAATTCTGACTCTACAAGTATTCTTTCTAATGTACCACTCGTAGTTTCAAATTGAGTATCTGACTCTCTTTCTTGCTCAACAATTTCTTCTCTATCTGCTCTTGGTACAGGTTGATTGTCAATACCCATAATCCCAGCTGTAGTTTGTTTTGCAATAGTTCTATTCTGTTGAGTTTGACTCGGGTCGTTGGGTTCTGGAAATGTAGTGTCACCCATTTTTCTTGTATCTCTTGCTTCTCTTTTTCTTAAACCTCTTTTGATACGTAATGCTTCTGACTCACCTTCTTCTTCAGCACGTATTGCTCGCTCTATTCTTTTACCTAAAATAGGTATTCTTGTAAGACCTATTCTAGCAGCAAGTTTTAGAGGTTTAAGTTCTTTCTTCAAATCTCTAAATGCAAACTTCAATCTTGTAGATAATTTCAACACTTCTTTTAATCTAGTGTTGGTTTCACCTACTGTTGCTCTAATAAAATCTAATTCTTCCTGATTTAATTGACCAGTACCTTCTATCTCTGCTATACTCTTTTCGGTTGATGATTGCAATTGTAATGCCTCATCATAATCCATGCCTTTAATACTATCAAGGCTGCTGATAGTGTAATTATCAACAAAGTTAATTACCTCTTGTCTGATATTGGCCTTTTCTAACTTGTCTTGGTTCTGATAACCTGCCTTTTTACCTATCGTATCAATATATTCTTGTAACGAATCAGATATGGCAAACTTCTCATCATCCTCCATCTCTTTTTGTTTCTTTAAGATGGCTTGAAAGTTAGGTTTAGGTTTCTTAAATTCTACTTCTGGCATTATCCTATATCTTGTTCTTTATGTTTTACTTTAGATGGTTTACCATTTACATAGATTGCAAACCAACCTGCACCAGCCCCAACGACTACTGAAACTAACCCAGCCTGTGCGTTAGTAGGATTCTCTAGTGCCATAAACCAATTGATTACATCTAAAAATGCCCACCCATAAGCGACCATTAATAGTCTTGGCACTAATCGCCAGTTTGACATTAATTCTGGTATTTCTACTGATATGAAGTGCCATAACGTTCCTACACCGTATTTAAAACCGTTCCATCCTTGTGTAAACATGTTCTTTAAAAAATTCTTCATAAATTATCCTCTTCTTTGTTTTTCTTTTATTTTTTCGTTTTCTTCTTTTATATGTTGCGTAAGCATTTCAACATATATCTCCCTCTCCCATGGTATCATATCTTCTAATTCACTTAAAGAGTATTTATGGTACTGCATTAATGCAAAATTAGTACGGTACAAACTCTCCAGGTTTTCATGCAAGAGGGCTACTGAAAAAAATCTGACGCCCCTTGTAACAATAATGTAAACTCTTTGCCTGATTTAGGATTTTTATACTTAATCAGGTGTGATACAATAGGTAAACTTTCAAAGTATTCTCTTATCTGTTTAAACTGCCTTGTAGTTAAATGTTCTACGTACTCGTCAAGTTCTTCTACAGATAAATCATTTGCTTCGTGTACTTCTTCACCATTGTATATTTGAGCAATGCAATCCCTAACTAAATTAAAAGACAAATCTAACATTGTTCTTTTGTTAGCAATCTGCATAATTGTAGGTACTTTCATTATCACACCATAGTCTTTTTCAAATTCAATCTTTGTGTCAAACTTCTTATCAAGGTCAGGTTTAACATCATCTAATTTTAATTGATAGTCAACAGAAACGGTATCGTCATCTGCACATTTCAATTTCATTTGTATAATTTCACCAACAGATTTACCTCGTATATTTAACCAAAGATATTCAAAATCATATACTGGTAACTTTGTTACGTCTATTTGTGATAATGTACATTGTTGAACAATTTTAATTAGAGCATTGTTCATCTCACCTTCGTCTTTGCTCTCTACAGCCATCAATAAAACTTTTTCTTCTTTTATTAAAAATGGTCTGTATTTTACCTTTACATTATTTGATAAAGTCAAATCGTATTCAGGCACTCTCAAAAATGATAAACTCATTATTTAACTCCTTATATTAATATAATAAATCACGTATGATTTTAGGGTCTGGTAGACCTTTCGGGAACACACGCCCTCCCGTTGTTCGCCCAATAGGCAAATTCTTTTTAAGTGTTTCATATACTTTACGACCTGCTCTACCTATTTCATTACCTATACCAAAAGGTAAGTTATCTAATAGATTACCTTGTATCGCTGTCGTATTAGTTCTATATTCCTCTCTATTAATTTTTGTTATATCAGCTGTACTATTTTGTGCCAAGAAGTTCCATGCTGTGGTAGCATGATTTCTGTATGTAAATGTAACACTAGTTTTAACAATCTGATTTTGAGAGTCATAACTTAATGGTGTAGCAGCAATTGTTTTAGGCCAAACTTCATACATTTGTACTTGATATGATGAGAAACCAGATGAGTCACCTAGTGATTGTCTTAACTGCTGTCTATCTCTTCCTTGATCACCAGTAGGTGTAAAGTTAGCAAGAGCTGCTGTAAATGTTTTAGTTAATGGTGTAATTGTAATCATACATGGTGTAGCATAATCATCATAGTAACCTACGTTGTGTGATAAAGGATCAATAATACTATTCTGCCATGCTTCAAAAAATAATCGTTCTTCGTAATTTATACTTGTATAAAACTCTAATGTAATTTCATTAAATTGTACATTTTTAGCAAATGCTCTTTTAGGACCATAATATGTTTCATTTGTATCATCTGTTATAGTCTTATCAGGTAAAGATACATTTGAACAGAATAGGTCCATTCTTAATTGTAAATTCTTTTTTATCGCAGCTGATATTTTAGCACTCTTTGCCATACGAGCAGCCTGCGATCTACCCATATGATCAGCATATATTGATGTATCGCCAAATGTTAATGCTTTAGGACCATCAATCGTAACCATAAATTGTGTTGGTCTAGCAAACCCACCTGATTGTGTTATGCCTGATCTGAATACATTGTAAACAGAATTGGCATTAGATGAAGCGTTATTTGCTGATATTCGTCTATTGGCTTCTTTTGTGCTGAATTGTGGTTTAGATGGCGGTATGCCTAATCTTATATCTAAATCACCTATTCTTTTACCGATACTTATTAAACTCATTATAGAAACTTCCTACTATCTGAATAAACTACAGCGTCACTTGCCTTTTTAAATCTTTGTACAGGTAAGTATATCGCAATTGCAGCCTCATCAGCATTTATTCTTAAAAATCCTGTTTTACAATATGCATACAGATATTTTTTGATTGTTGGTTTTACAATCTTAATACTTTTTACATCATCATAATTTACATCAAATTTTGTTTTACTATCAAATCTACTATCTGTTGCTGTTGCCTGCATACGTTCTAATAATCTAAATCTCAATAGTGGTGGTAGATAGTGAAAGTTCATACCCATAAACCCACCTGATATTGGTTCTAATGGTAAAACAAGTGGGAACACGTCATAGTATGGTAATGTCTTTCTAAATTTAGGATTGTACCCAAATAAGTTCAATCTACCTACGCTAGGACGACCATTTAGTTTGTTCTCTCTAAACAACTGACCTGCTGTTTTATTACTTGCAATCTTATTTACTTGTGTTCTATACCAAGTAGCAGATTTATCTGTATCCCCAGCTCTTTGTTTTATAGTGTCAAATACGCTTGCCATATTACTATTTATATGACAATTAAAAGGTTTTTAGATGATCTTCGGTAAGTATTTTAAACGTCATATTGCGCTTTTTACACCATGCAAATGCTGTAGCCCATTTACGTCTATTTGTTTCATATGTAAGTAAAGCACGTTTATAGTATGATGATTTTATCTTACCTGGTTTTGGTTTTCTTGTTTGATTTTTAGGTTTGATTTCTATTAGAAATTTTTTATGTGTACCATTAGGTTGTCTTACTTTCATAAAAAAATCAGGATAATATCTATGTATCTTATTATCTACGCCTCTATAATATAATGCAAATTCTTCACTACCCCATTCTACAATCTCTTTAGTCTTATCACAATATACCATAAATCGTTTTTCCCAACTTGACCGATAGACAATGTTATTTACTTGACCTTTGTATTTTGCTTTGTTCAAAGGTTTGAAAATACCTTTGTATGCCCTTCGGTCAATATTAGGAAATTTTTTAATTTTAGTTGCCATTTACTATTTTAGCAGTTTTACTATATTTAATTATCTTTACATCACCATCAATATAAGGTAAAGCACCATATAGTTCTATGTTATCTGATAATACAACACTTGCCTTGTCAGGTTTGCTTGTATTAAAAGCAGCAAGTTGTAGGTCTTTCATTTTATCATCCCACATAGTTTTAAAATCTGCTACTCTATCTTTATAACATTTATGTAAATCAAAAGCGTCAAGTATACCTGTGTGTACAACAACTCTAACTTTTTTTTTATTTTCATTATATAGTTTAGCAGCTCTAAAGATTGCTTTACTAACCTGTGAAAATGATGTTGTCATATACATAAGTTCAGCCGTATCTTTGTAAAGATTACTTGACATCCAAGTTTCAATATCTGTATCACTTGTCCATGACATTATTCTTTTTTGTTTTTTCTTATTCTTGTCATTATAGTTATTATATATCGTTGTTGCAACTAAACTTCTTTTATTTGCTGTTAAAAAAGAATCACCACAAATCTCATTTACTCTTGCCAATATATTATCTAAAGTAACAGGTTTAATCCATTCTTTTTCTAAAGCATTCTCACACTCTAATTGTATATCCTGAATAGAAACAGAACCTCTAGGATCATCTGGTCTGTTAAGAATTAAACCAAACTTACTTGCCTGTTCATCTGTTACACCATCATAGATATTAGCAATTACGTTTGTAAATCCTAAATCTTGTAATATATCTTTTCTAGTGTGGCCTGTTAATGGGTGAAGACCATCGCTCATTCTTCTTAACGCAATAGGTTCATGTTTAAGTTTATAACCAAATTCAGTAATACTATTTTTAACTTCTTTCTTTTTAGGATTACCACCCTCTGCTCTATAAGATTGTGTATTTCTAACTGTACCTTTCCACTTTATGTCTATAATTGGTACAAGGTGTCTACCACCATCTTTACCAAACTTTATTTTATTACCATAAAGATCAGGTCTGTTGTCTTCGTTGATTAATTTTTTTGATTGTTCTAGGTGTTCATTTGAAAATTTATTGTTGTTGTGAACATCAACAACATTTAAGTTATTTGACATTTAAGTCTCCTATGTTAGTTTTAACAAGTTTATTCTTGTTAAGTGTGGGTGCCTAATTAAAGGCACCCTTGTTGAGAAAGTGAGAGAGATAGATTATGAATCGTCTTCAGCTAATTTACTAAAATACGACAGGTCATCGCTGTCGTTAGACGATTCAACTTTCTCTACCGAATTGTTAGAAGACGTTGGTATGTCATTACTGACAGGTGGGAGATCAATATCTTCAACTGACTCGGTACTTCTTTGTCCAGTAAGGGTCTTATTTAGTTTCTCTTTGAGTTCCTCATAAGACTTAAAATTACTTGGATCAACGAAGGCTTTAAGAGCGTATTGAGATTTCCATATCTTGTTAATCTCATCATCAGTATCCTTTAATTTACTGACTGGCTCAAATTCTGATTTATCATAATTCCAGTAGCCATCTACCTTTCTGATTTTTAGTTTAAAGTTTGCACCTTCCCAAAAATCAAATGGGTTAACAGCCTTTTCATCTTCAAATGCTGGGTTCATTGCTTCAGTAATCTTATCAAAGATTTTCTTACCAAACTTAAACAAGAACACTTTGCCTTCATTCTCTGGATGTTTAGGATCAGATACTACAAAGATATTAGAATAGTAAGATAACTTTCTTTTTCTCTTTCTAGCAATTTCTTTATCGGCTTCTATGCCTGTATTCCACAACCTTGTGTTTTCTTCACTAACAGGATCCTTTTTGTTTAGTGTAGTTAAAGAGTTCTCAATATACCATTGACCACCTGGTCCTTGAAACGCATGATTCCAGACTCTTTGCCAAGGCATATCTTCGCCTTCTATAGCAGGTAAGAATCTTAATACTGCGTAACCATTGCCAGACTTATCTAGTTCAGGTTTCCATAACCTATCGTCTTGGTACTTGTTTTTCTTTTCGGGTTGTTCTATTGTGTTTTCTAACTTCTTCGTTAGTATGTCAAAATTTGACTTTGACTTTTTTAGGGCTTCTAATGCACTTGACATTGTATTATACTCCTTGTATATATTGTTGTACGTATTTGTATTAATGTATATTTAATTGTAAATATAATATTATTTATACACTTTTTACAGTTCATTTAGCAATTATATCACTTTTGACTCAATCTGTCAAGCAGCTGTGCCTGTGTGATATATGTTAAATTCTTCTCATTTCCCAATAGTTCTTTATTAGTGGGTTTATCGTCATCTGACTTATTGACTTTATAAAACGACACGTTAGGGTTGTCTTTAAATACTCGTAACCACTCTGCTTCCCATATACCTGTAGGTGTGGGTTCAAAATGTGCTGATGAATAGTTTTTAGTACCCTTGTAAATGTTATTATAGTATTTTGTATCTGACCTTAAATCCATACCTATCATATAGACCTCGGTAGGTTTATCATACTTACATGCAACATGGCCTGCTGTAGCACCAGCATGATATCCTGGGTCTTCCCATTCTTGTGTTTTATCGCCGTCTGTTATCCATGAGCAATAGATGTGGGTATTATCAACATCTTTCTTATACTTCGTGCCGTCTTCTTTTCTTATCGTTGCCTCACCTTTGATTGTATGAGCATTCATAACAAAGTAATCGCCAATTGGCAATGCACTATCACCATTTGTTATAAACTTATCCTCTTTTTGTTTACCTTGTGTAGATAGAAACCCAGCCTTCATAGTCTGATACATAAAGTTAGGACATTTAGTCCATTCTCTAAAGTAACAAGGTATCTTATGAGCAATACCCTTGTGATAAATTTCGTGTGTCATTGTGCTATCAACTGCAATCAATACATCTGGCAATGGGTTATCTCTATAGTAAGCATTACAGGCATATATCTTACCATGTTCTCTTAACTTTGTCAAGTCAAAATCTTTACGACTTTCACCATTACCTATAATAAAAACTTTATTCTTCATAACTATACCTTGTCTAGGCCATCTTTCATCAGCAGTAGGAAATCTATCTGCCTTATTCTTCCTTGACATCTCTAAACCTATTCTTAACATCTCCTCTTCTTTAGGCCATTCTTCATCAAAATATTTAACCATAACATCTAACTACTCATCATATTATGTAATACCAAGTCTGTAGACTCTTCGTTTAAGGTAATATTTGCTACCATATACATTGATTGATAATTCCCACCAAAGGTAGATTTACCACCACGACCACTTGTAAATACTATATGTTCTTTAAGTGTATTTAAAAAATATAATTTACCGTGTTCAAAATGCAAAATCTTATCATCTAAAATAAAATAATTAAATGGTGGATTACAATTATAGATTGGTAAAAACAACCTAAATGAAGGTATATCTCTTTCATAACCATCCCTATGAGATGGGAATTGTCCACCAGCGTACTTTCTAATAAGATGAGTTCTTCCTAAATGATTTTTGAATTTTCCTAATACTGATTCAACATAAGGGTAAAAGGGTGTTAGAGTTTTAAAATCTGGTTCATCAAGGTTTAAATTATGTTCTATGTTATATTCTTTTAATGAATCTAAATCTGGTCTGCCAGAAAACCCACCATCTAAACTAGTAATACTTAAGCCTTCTCTAGGAATGTTTTTTCTAGGATTATATTGTACCCATTTATCATCAAATAATTTTAAACCTTCTTCAAATTTTTTATAATTTAATTTAAACTTCAAAGGCAAAACGTCACCATATAGTGCTATTCTTGTTAATAAGTAACTCATATAAAGTAATTCATTATTCCTGTTAAGATTATTGCTATACCAAAAGCATTTAAAAATATTAACGCTCTATCGTGCCATAATATACCAACTACAAGCCAACCAACAAGGCCAATAAATTGTAAAAATAAATTATATGGATACATATCTGCACTTGCCGTAGCCATAGCAAATATTATAAACATAGATGAAACCCATTTTATATACCATGATAGGTCACCTCTAGGTGTAATCTTCTTAATGACTCTGCTACTGTTTAGTTTAGCAATCTTATCATCTAGCTTTTCTTTAATTGGTTCAATTGTCATTTTCTTTTCTTTCTAAAATATCTACGCCATAATGCTGATCTTGTCATTGACACCACAGTAAATATTAATGCGATTTGAAAATTCTCAAAAATTGTAGGGTGTAAATCAAACAAAGGAAATACAAACATCTGTATTAGTATGGCCAATATAAAACCACTACCTACATCTATTACACTTTCAAATACATCACTCATTTATTTTTATTTCTATTCTTTTTTGTTATGTGTTTATAGTCTAGGTAACCTGAACACCACTCATAAAAACTATCATTGTTAGCAGGCCAACATTGAGCAAATGTCTTATCTTTACGGTGCTGCCTGTATTCTTCTCTTACTTGTTCTTCAGTTAGTTTTTGTTCTTCGCTCATACAAACACCTCTTTCATTATAAACTTACACTTTGTTAAGTTAAATTTAATAAATGGATTGAGTTTCTTTAACTTAAATGATTTTTCAGGCCAGATAATAGTTTCTTTAATTTCTTTATCCCAACGTTTAACAAAACCCAACACTTTGTCAAGTATGATAACACTTTGAATTGAAATTTGTTCCGACAACAATAATCGTAGCAATTGTGGATGCTGCCCATTATTAACGCTGAAAACATCATCAAACCGAACATTATCACCATCAATGACATTACGAAGCAATACGCAATCGTTTCTAAAATTATACGTAAATGATTGATTATACTTTCGCCATTTATTGTATGTAGTTTCGCCATCTGCTCTAACTAAATTGCCTATCCATGTTTTACTATTATGAAAGAAGTTACTTACAAAATATTCTAACATCTCTTCCTTCGTATATTTAGTAGTGAGTTTATGAAAGAAAAACCTATCATTACGTTTTAAAAATGTGTTAAATGATGAATTAACTTTGGCATTGTGCC